CAAAGCCGCCGAATAACCCGACTACCCCCCCGGCGAGAAACTGTGGATGTGAGCCAACCATTTATGGCCCTGACCCACTGAAACAGTTTTCCCGCCCCTATTCGAGTGCCCAGCAATGAGCTTTTCCGGGAAACCCACCACCTTTGTGGACCAGGCGATCGAGAACGACGGCTTTTGGCCGGACCTCTCCCTGGCTGAGTTTCAGAAGAGCTACCGCCTGCCGGGTGAGTACCTGGGAGACATGCTGGTCACTGATCTGACCACGGCGATGATCGAGGTCAATCGAGATCTCGCCAAGCGTAAGGGCCAATGGCAGAACGTGGGCATCACCACCGTGGAATCTGCTGACCCTATGGTGCTGCCCGAGCGCACATTTCACACAGCGACGTACAAACGCGCTGTGTATTGCCGCGCCAAGGCCAGCTTGCTGACCCAGTTCGCCACTGTGACCCGTCGTGAAAGCGCGGAGAACACCGGCAAGGAATTGCCTGAGCGTGGCGAGACCTTCCTCGAGTTCAGCCAGCAGGCCGTTCGGTCGCTGCAGGGCCGTGGCCGCATTACGGCGACGCTGCTGTGATCAAGCTGCAGGCTTTGACGGCCTACCTCATTGAACGCCGCCTGGTGGCCCCCGAACAGCTCGACAGCTGGACCGACCAGGTCAACCTGGAATTGGTGTGGAAGCCCGACACCAAGGGCATGCACATGGGCGACATGAACTACAGCGCCACGATCGTGCTCGAGCGCTTCGCCGATAACCCGGCCCGCCTGATGGCATTGGTCGGCAGTTGGCTGGAGAACAACGACGACGACCGCGACGGCCTGCCCGCGACCGTGTTCGACATCACCATGCTCGACAACGACCTGGCCGACGTCGACATCAAGCTGCAGTTCAGCGAGCCGCAGTATCTGACCGAGGATCCGGACGGCGAGATCGAGGCCTTCGGTAATACCTGGGCATTCGTGCCGTTCGAGCTCTGGGTGGCCGAGCAAGGCGAGGTGACCAGCGATGGCGCGTAGCACTTTCGACCTGGACGTGCGTGGCCTGCTTGGCGCGGAAGAACAGCTGTCGCTGCTCAATCTGCCGCCTCAGTTGCGCCGCCGGCTACTGAACAACGTCAGCAAGCGTGTGCGCAGCCTGAGCCGCCAGCGGATCCGTAACCAGCAGAACCTGGACGGGTCGCCGTTCGAGGCACGCAAGGGCACGGGCAAGGGCAAAAAGAAGATGGAAGCCGGCCTGGGCAAGCTGCTCGAGGTCACCCGCGTCAACGCTGACGAAGCCGAGCTGGGCTGGCGCAACGCGCTGACCCGTTGGGTGGCATCGCAGCAACACAACGGAGTGTCCGAACGACGCACCGCCGCGCAGATGCGCCAGTGGAACAAGGTTCCCGAAGGCCTAGCCGCGACCGAAAAGCAGGCCAAGCGCTTGCGTCGTCTCGGTTTCAAGGTCCGTCAGGCGGGCAAAAAGACACTCACACGCCCGTCAGTGGCGTGGATTAAAGAGCATGTGAACTACGCCAAGGCGGGTCTGCTGATCCGCATCCTGGACGACGAACAAGCCGAGTCCTCTGGTGCGCAAAGCTGGGAAATCAAACTTCCCAAGCGCCAGTTTCTCGGCCCTGGCACCGAGTCAGAAACCAGTGCGCTGGTGAACCTGGTGCTGCAACAAATCCTTAACGCTCCCCGCTAACGAGGCACACATGGCACTTGGCAAAGTCAGCGTCAACAATCTCAATCTCAGCCAAGGCGCTGTGACTGCGATCGAACGCCACTTCCTTTTCATCGGCCCTGGTGCAAAAAGCATCGGGCAATTGATCTCCCTGAACACGGACAGCGACCTGGACGTGATGCTGGGCATTCCACCCAGTGACCTGAAAACGCAGATCATCGCAGCGCGCCTGAACGGTGGCGATCGCTGGGCTTGCGTGGCTGCTCCGATCGCTGCCGATGGCAACTGGCAGGATGCCTTGACCGTATCGCAGCAGCAGGGCCATTCATTTGAAGCCGTGGTGATCACCACTCCGGTGACCACCGCTGCCGAGCTGTCGGCCATGCATGACGCTGCGATCGCCCTGGGCAACACCTACGGGCGCCGCGTCTTTTTCATGGCGGCATCGGTCGGCATCACTGCCGAGGATCATGCCTGGTCGGAATACACCGCTGCACAGAAAGCCCTGGTCCTCGGCCTGGCAGCACCCCGCGTGCTGTGCGTGCCCCAACTGCATGGCAACGACCTGGGCGTGTTGGCCGGCCGCTTGGCCAATGCCGCCGTCAGTGTGGCGGACAGTCCGATGCGCGTGGCCACCGGCTCGGTGCTTGGGCTTGGCCCGGTCCCAATTGACTCCGAGGGTGTGCCATTGCCTTCCGCCGTGCGTGCCGAACTGGACACTGCGCGACTCTCCGTGACCCAGACCTACCCCGACTATCCAGGCGTGTACTGGGGCGACGGCAACATGCTCGACGTGCCCGCCAGCGACTTTCAGGTGGTCGAGTACCTACGCATCGTCGACAAGGCAGCGCGCCAGGTGCGTCCACTGCTGATTGCCCGTGTTGCTGACCGGCGCCTCAACAGTTCGGCCAACAGCATGGTGGTGAACATGAACGCGCTGATGGCCCCGCTGCGAGCGATGGCCAAGTCCACCACCTTTGCGGGCCAGGTGTTTCCCGGTGAGATCGAACAGCCCAAGGACGGCGACATCGTGCTGACTTGGAAGAGCAAAACCGCCGTGGAAGCCTTCATCAAGGTCAAGCCCCTGAATTGCCCGAAAGACCTGACCGCCAACATCGCGCTCGACCTTTCGACCACGGAAAAGGAGTAACCCCACATGGCTGCAAAGATTGGCGGCAAGAACTTCGACGTGAACCTGGGCGATCTGCTCGTTCACGTCGAGAGCGGCACCCTGGACATTACCGACAACAGCACCGTGGCGCAGAGCAAGGGCGTGCCGAATGGTCACGTTGACGGTGATGTGGCCGCTGCCGGCGAACTGGAGCTGGACACCACCAACTTCAACCTGCTGATCGAACAGGCCAAGAGCGCCGGTAGCTTTCGCGAGCTGGAACCGTTCGACATCGTGTTTTTCGCCAAGGCCGGCGACGAGGAACTGCGCATCGAAGCGTTCGGCTGCAAGGTGCGGATCTCCAGCCTGCTGAGCCTCGACCAGAAAGGTGGCGAGAAGAACAAGCACAAGATTCCGTTCGACGTCACCAGTCCGGACTTCATCAAGATCAACGGCGTGCCGTACCTGAGTGCCGCTGAAATCGAAGGCCTGACCTGATGGGGGATTGGCTCGACAACGCCAAAGCGATCGAGGAGTTGGAGCGTGAGCGTTCAATCGCTGCCCAGCTCGCCCGCCCGCGCCCAGCGGGACCGAGCCGGACCCACTGCCTGGACTGCGAAGAACCGATTCTCGAAAAGCGCCGCGCCTTGGGCGGAGTCGTCCGCTGTACGCCGTGTGCGTCCCTTACTGAGCAAGGAAAACGCCGATGAGCTTCATCAAATCCTGGCCGCACTTCGCCGCGGCTGAATTGCGCTGCAAATGCGGCAAGTGCAACAGCACCGGCGCCGAGATGGATCCGGCATTCATGGCCGAGCTGGTGACCCTGCGTCAGCAGTTTGGCCGGCCGATGGCGCTGAGCAGCGCCTACCGCTGCCCGAAACACCCGGTGGAAGTGAGCAAGCCTGCACCAGGTGAACACTGCACCGGCCTGGCCGTTGATGTGCGCTGCCGGGGGGAAGATGCCGTGGAGATCCTGCGCCTGGCGATGAACCTGAAGTTCACCCGGTTCGGCATCAGCCAACGCGGCAATGCTCGTTTTCTTCACCTGGGCATGGCGCCGGCCGGTGGTCGATTCCCCAGCCCTGCGATCTGGAGCTACTGAATGCGTCGGTTCCAAACCCATGCCCTGGTTGCCTTGGGCGCTGCGCTGTTCGGCAGCCAGCTGGAAAACATCGCCATTGCCTTTGACCGCTCGTATGGCGAGGAGGTCGCGGCCATCGCTGGGGCCTACTGCATGGCACCGGAGCATCTGCGTGTTGCGCTTCGAGAGGTGATCGACGTCAGCGCTGCACCGAACAAAATCCGCGTGGAGTGCGCCGCCGATGCCCTTTAAAAGCGACCTTATCGTCAAGGCCGTGAACGGTTCGCCGCTGTGGGATCTGGTCCGGCCGCTGTTCTTTGTGACTGCAAACGGTCGGCCAGTGACGGTGCCAGCAGGCTATCGCACGGATCTGGCCAGCGTGCCGCGCCCTGTGTGGTGGCTGGTACCGCGTGACGATGAAATGGCCCGCCGGCCCGCCGTGGTGCACGACTACATCTACACAAACCTAACCCGCAAATTCACCAAAGCCGAAGCCGACCTGGTGTTTTACCAGGCCCTGCAGGAAGAGGGCATGCACAAGCCTCTGGCCTGGCTGATGTACAGCGCGGTCCGCATCGGCGGCCGTGGCAACTGGAGCGCATGACATGGAGTTGAACCCGCTGACCGTCAGCGTCTTGCTGGTGCTGACCGAACTCGCCCTGACCGGCGTGCTGGGCTTTCAGGTTTACCTGTTCAAGCAGGTCAGCGCGGCGCGCCGCGAGCACCTGGAGCTGCGCCTGTATATGGCCCAGAACTACGTGAGCAACGAGCAATTCGACAAGGTCATTTCCCGGCTGGAAACCCGCTTGGAAAACCACCTCGACACCTATTTTCGCAACCTCAACAAGAGAGCCAACGCATGACTGACGTAAAACGCGACATCACCCTGGAAATGGGCGACAAGGAATTCACCTTCCACCTGACGCCCCAGGACGTGACGAAGTACTTCAACGCCACCACTCAAGCGAACAAGGTTGCGCCGGCGCACAACCTGCTGATGAGCACCATCAAGCCGGAAGGCAAAGCTGATCTCAAGCCGCTGCTGGAAAACCCGGTTACCACCATGACCATCGCCGGTGCGCTGCTCGAGGAGTACTCGCCGGACATCGACATCATCGTAAAAAAGTCCTCAGCCACGCTGACGGCTTAACCGACGACGGGCTGGGCCAGCTTATGGCCCTGACCCGCCGCTGGCTGCCCGGCGCCGAGCCCACCATCGAGAACATGGGCACGGCCAAGTGGCTGGAAGACGAACACTGGAAACGGATGAGCTTTGCTGTCGCTGACGGCATATCCCACGCCTTCAACGGATAACAATCCATGGCTGACCGAAGCGCCCGACTGGCTTTCATCCTGAGTCTGACCGACAAGGTCAGCGCGCCCCTGGGCAAGGTGAAGACCAGCTTTTCCGACCTGGCTACCCAAGGCCAGCAGAACATCATGAAGATGGGCGCAGGCCTGGCCGGCATGGTGGGCGCGGGCGTGGCCATTTCCGAATCGCTGGAACCGGCGCTGGAGATGAACCGCGCCCTGGGCGAAGTCCGCTCGCTGGGCGTGGCTGAAGATGCATTGAATGCCCTGAACAAAAAGTCCCTGGAGTTCTCCGTGAACTACGGCGAGAACGCCCGCGACTTCGTGGCCTCGGCCTACAGCATCTCGGGCGCGATCAAGGGGTTGTCCGGCGACCAACTGGCCACCTTCACCAACACCAGCAACCTGCTGGCCAAGGCCACCAAGTCCGATGCCGAGACGATGGGGGCCTACGTCGGCACCATGTACAACCTGTTCAAAACCTCGGCCGACGCCATGGGAAAAAGCCAGTGGGTTGAGAAACTGGGCGGTCAGACGGCGCTGGCGGCGCAGTTGTTCCGCACGGACGGCGCACAGCTCAAGGATGCGTTCAAGGAAGTGGGCCAGCTCGCCACCACGGCCGGCGTCGATATCGCCGAGCAGTTCGCGGTGATCGGCACGCTGAGCAGCACCATGGAAGGCGGCGACGCCGGCGGACTGTACAAGTCATTTTTCGAGAACATCGGTGCGGCGTCCGAAAAGCTCAAGTTGAAATTCACCGAGCAGAACGGCCAGCTGATGCCGATGGCCGACATTCTGGCCAAGCTCGAAGGTAAGTTCGGCGATCTGACCAGCGCCGCCGCTGGCGCCAAGTTGACCGAGGCTTTCGGCGGCGAAGGGGCGCGGGTGATCAATGCCCTGGCCAAGGACACTGACCGATTCAAAAACGGCCTGGACCAGTTGGGCAAAGTCCGCGGCTTGGAGAATGCCGAGAAGATGGCCAAGGCGATGGTCGACCCGTGGCAACAGTTCGGCGCGGCCGTTCAAGCGCTGCGCATTGCCTTCGGCCAGGCGCTGATTCCAATGCTCACTCCGCTGATGGACAGGTTGGTCGGCATCGCCAGCACACTGACCCGTTGGACCCAGCTGTTCCCGAACATCACCCGGGTGATCGGCGTCACGGTGTTGGTGGTCTTTGGGCTGATTGCCGCTATGGCCACGATGACCCTGGTGGTAGGCATGAGCAAGATGGTTTGGCTGTCGCTGGTCACCGTCTGGAAACTCCTGAACTGGACGGGCTTTCGCAGCATCGCCATGTTCCTGCTGCAGACGGTGTTGGTTGCAGGTTTTGTGGTGGGCTTGGTGTTGCTCTACACGTGGATGGGTTTGGTCAGGGTCGGCATGTTGTTGTGGCAGGGGGCGATCTGGCTGGTCAACGCGGCCATGCTGGCCAACCCGGTACTGCTGATTATCGTCGGAATCGTGGCCCTGGTCGCGATTGTGGTCGCCGCCGCCGTCTACTGGGACCAATGGACCAGCGCCCTGATGAACACCGCCGCGTTCCAGTGGATCGCCGGCCAGCTGCAGGCGCTGTCGGACTGGTTCGGCGCGATCGGTGGTTGGACCGGCATGGCTAGCGCGGCTTGGGACGGCATCGTCAAAATTTTCAAAGATGCGATCAACGGCCTGATCGAGATGCTGAACAAGATCCCCGGCGTACAGATCGATGCCGCCTTTGGCGAGATGCCCAAAGCGCCCGAGATCCCCGGCATTTCCGCGTCCCTGGTCAACGCGCCGGCACCACCACATCTGGTCACCACACCTCCGCTGACCGAACAAGCCGAGCAGGCCCGTCAACGCATGAACGGCGGCACGTCGGGCGGTCTGTCGCCGATGGGCCCCATGGCCGTGCCCCAGGGTGGATTGCTGCGCAGCATCCAGAACAACAACAGCCAGACCCAAAACAAAGGCACCCAGGTGGGGACGATCAACATCAACACGGCCAAGCAGATGACCCCGCTGGAAATGGAAAACATGGTGAGCATGGCGGTGGGCGGATGAGTGAGTACATCGATTTGCTGATCGTCGACAACGACCTGGTGCTGGATCCGTCCCGTCAGCCGGTGCTGATCGACGACCGCGCCAGCATCGCCCAGGACATCGCTCACATGATCCGCGACAGCGGCCTGCTGGTGACCTTGGTCGCCGAGCGCAACAGCCTGAAACAGCGCGATTGCATTCAACAACTGGAGCTCCTGGTGGAGGCGGACGAGCGTCTGGTACCGGGAACGGCGCTGATCACCCAGCTCGAAGCCGGGCAGTACCTGGTGACGGCAACAACCCTGAAATTCGGCAGCATTGAGGTGACGTTGTGAGTGATGTGGATTTCAAGCAGGCGTTAACTGACGCCGGCATTCCGACCACTGAGGCCGGCTTGCGCGAGGCCTGGGAAGCGGAAGTTGCAGCCCAGGGCAGCAAACTGAGCAACACCAGCACCTGGTCACCGTTCTGGCGTGTGGTCACCGCGTTGGTGACCAAGCCGGTGATGTGGATTTTGGACTTTTTCATTAGCACGGTGCTGCCGAACTTTTTTGTCAAAACCGCCGTGGATGCCTGGCTGGATATGCTGGCCTGGGGTGTGAACGTCGAGCGTAAGGGCGCGACCAAAGCCCGAGGCTTTTTGCTGTTCACTCGGATAGCCGCCGGCGGCGCCCTCGAAGTCGCCAAGGGCACGGTGGTGCAGTCGGCCGCGATCAATGGCCACGTGTACCAGCTGGTGACCACGGCGGTCGGCACGTTCACCGACGGCGCCATGCAGCTGCAAATCCCGGTCGAAGCCGTGGACGTCGGAAGCGGCTTCAACCTGGCGCCGGGGTACTACGCCGTATTGCCGGTGCCAATCCCAGGCATTGCCCAGGTGGCCAACACCGACGGCTGGCTGACCACACCCGGGGCGGACAAGGAACCCAACGACGAGCTACGCCTGCGCGTGCGCAACCAGTTCTCGGCGGTCAACCAGTGGCACACCGACGCGGTGTATCGGGCGATGATTTCGGCCTTCCCGGGTGTGCGTCCGGATGGCGTCTATTTCCAGCACGGGGCCCCGCGTGGCCCGGGCAGCGCCAATGCCTTTGTGCTGTTCGATGCGGACGTGCCGGCGGCGACGTACCTGGAGCAAATCAACGCGCACATTCGTGACCTGGGCAATCATGGCCACGGCGATGACCTGTTGGTGATGGTCATGCCGGAAACCCAACACGCAATACGCGTGACGCTCTGGCCGCGCTCGGCGTTGACCGCTGCTCAGCGCCAAACCCTGCTGGAGGAAGCCGAGCTGTTCATCCGAGCGGCCTTTCGTGAGAGCACGACCCGCGACTACCAGCCGACGCTGACCTACCCGCAGTCGCGCTTTTCCATTAGCCGCCTTGGCGAAGAGTTGCACCAGCAGTTCACGGGCATCGAGTCGCTGGACTTTGACAACGACGACATCCTTTCGGAACTCAACATCCCGCGAATTCAGGGGCTGGAGGTGCTGCTCAATGATTAAGCTCAGCCTGCGTTTCTGGCTCGGCGGCGTCGAGCTGGAAAAACTCACCGCCGCCGCGCAGTCCTGGTGGGAAAAAGTCGAGGGCTGGCTGCGTTGGCCTCTGCTGCAGCTCGATGCCGACAACTGCCACCTGGTGGTGCTCGACCTGTTGGCTTGGCAGCGCGATATCACCCGCTTCAAGGATGAGCCCGAGGCCCTTTACCGCCTGCGCGTGAAGTACGCCTTTATCAACGCGGTGGACGCCGGCAGCACTGCCGGCATGAAACGCATTTTGCAGCGCCTTGGCGTTGGTTACGTCGAGATCGAGGAGCGCATGCCCGATCGGGACTGGGACGTGGTGCTGCTGCGTTTCTCCGACTCTCAGCTTTCGAAAAACCCCGAGCTGCTGCGCGTGCTGATCCAGCAATACGGCCGCACGTGCCGACGCTACGACTTTATGACCCTGACGCCCGTGACCCTTCGGGTCGCCGTGGTGGACTTCAACGACGACCAGCAAACGCTGGTTGCCAGCCTGTAGGAGCCCCCAAATGGGAGCGAGTATTACCCTTGCCGGCGAAAGCCTGATCGCGCAGAAGCAAGCCGCCCAGCAGGGCCTTGAGGTGACGCGCTTTATTTTTGCCAATGTTCCCGGCCTCGATCCGAGTGGTCCGGTTGATCGTGCCGCGCCGAAACCGGCTGCAGGGCAAATCGTTTACGTCTACGACATCCCCGATGGGAACGCCGGCTACGTGAACCCGAACCAAGTGGTGTACAGCTCGCAGATCGGCTCTGATGTCGGTGACTGGGATTTCAACTGGATCGGCCTCGAGTCCGCCGAAGGCACCTTGTTTGCGGTGGCCTTCGTGCCACTGCAGATCAAGCGCCGAAACATTCCTCCCCAGCAGATCGGCAACAACCTGACACGCAACTTTCTGGTGGCCTTTGACGGCGCCCAGGCGCTGACCGGGATCACGATCGATGCCAGCACCTGGCAGCACGACTTCACTGTGCGCCTGGCCGGCATTGATGAGCGCGAACGCTTGAGCAACCGCGATGTGTTTGGCCATGCGTGCTTTTTCGGCAGTTCGCTGCAAGTGGAAAAGGTTGGTGGTGTTTACCAGGTCAAACCGGGCACCGCTTACGTGGAGGGTATTCGGTTGGAGCGATCGGTGGCGTTGCCGATCGTTCCGCCAGCATTTCCGACCACCGCCTGGCTTGACGTTGCGCTGCAGCGTGAATTGAGCGATGTCGTAGCCAGCTGGAATGTGACTTTTGCCGGCGCGTCGGCGGATTACACCGACAGCGCCGGCGTACGTCATTTCTGCGTGCCGATCGCCGATCTGCCCACGGCCAACACGATCACCGACCGCCGCTCAGTTGAGCCCATCAGTGGCCCGTTGGTGACGCACTTCGCTGCGCGGGTTGGGGATTACCCGGATCTACGCGCCAGGGCGACGACCAAGGACGATGTGGACCTTGGAAATCTGCCAAACGCCAAAAGCGACAGCCTGACGTTGAGCGACAGTGAGTCGCTCGCCACCTCCCGAGCAGTCGCCAACGTCTGGAAGTCGATCTGCGTAAACGTCTCGAGCTTCTCGATAGACAAGACGCTCACAGCGGCAGAGCGAGGCTTGGTCTTGGTTAACGCGGCGGCGGGCAGTCGTACCATTTATCTGCCGCCCTCGAACGCTGCCTTGGGCGTTGTCGACTTCATCATCCGACGCGAAGACAACAGTGGCAACGCGTTGTTTGTTGGAGCCAATAACACCGACAGAATCATGTTTCACACCCACCTGAGTGCCAACGGCTACGCCTTTTTCGTGCTGATGGGGGCGGGGGACTACTGGCACCTGCGCAGCGATGGGCAGGGCCGCTGGTGGCCGATCGGTCGTCACGACAATGACGCGCTGGGCAGACCAGTATTTGAGACGACTACGCTGTTCTCCCCTGGTGGATGGGGCGCACTGAGTGGGCGCGTGTTCACCCGGCTCGAATGGCCCTGGTTGTGGGACCACGCAAGGTTGTCCGGAATGCTCACTACCGAGGCCACCCGCACAGGTATGGAAGGCGGCTGGACAGGAGGCGATGGGGCGTTGACGTTCCGAGGCCCCGAAGGACGTGGCGAGTTTCTTCGCATTCTGGATGAAGGGCGTGGAGTCGATGCCGGTCGGGTTGCCGGTAGCTGGAAAGCGGATGCCTTGCAAAACATCTACGGCACTGTCGAAAAGGTCCAAATCGCCGCCGGCGGGACCTCGACGTCAGGCGCCTTAAGCCTGAGCCCTTGGAACGAATACGGCCAATATGCAACGAGCACAGCACTCGGACAGCGCGTGAACAACCTGAACTTCAGTGCGGACGGATCCGCGCGCACGGCAACTGAAACCCGCCCGCGCACCATTGCGTATCCGGGCCGAATCAAACTGATCTGAGGCGAACATGAATACCTATTTACTCGACATCGATGGCGTCTTGGACGGACCGGTGGAACTCCCCGAGATTCCAGGACTGGGCACGCAGCTGCCAAGTAACGCTGTCGAATTAGCTGTGGTTTTGCCTGAGCCTGACGCCGGACATGTGTGGGCTCTGATTGAAGGCGAGCCGAAGCAACTGGCAGACCACCGGGGGAAGGTGTACCGAACTGATACAGGAGCGGTTGAGCAACACGCCCTGTTGGGTGCGCTGCCACCCAGTTTAACGACGATCCCCAAACCTTCCCCAGGTCATCAGTGGCAGGACGGCGCTTGGGCCGAAGATCCAGCCTATGTCCATTCGGCAAAGGTGGCTGAGATCAATGGTTCCTGTGAAATGGCGATCAGCAGCGGCTTCTGGTCGAGCGCATTGGGCTCGCCGCACCAGTACAGCAGCCAGATCGATGATCAGCTCAATCTTACGGGCACGATTCTGCGCCGCCGCGATATGCCATACGCGTGCCGTGATGAGCAAAACGTTAAGGCGTTCCGGCTGCATACGGTTGATCAACTGTTTCAGGTGGGTGACGACTTCACGCTCTACAAGCTGCAGCTGTTGCAGCGCGCCAACGAACTCAAACAGCTGCTGGATCAGGCGCTGGCAGCCGGTGACCTTACAACTATCCAAGCCGTAACCTGGACAGATCCGCAATGAGTCCATGGGCCCCAGTGACCATGCGATGGCCCGAGCAGGCCACGCAGTGGATGGGCGATCTGAGCGCGGCCAAGGATTTGGCCGGCGGCGAGCTGGCCAGCACCGCGCAACGCCTTGCCGGCCTCGAAGGGATGACCAGCACCAACCCGGGGCCGGTCGGTGACGCTGCAAAAAGCGCGATCGCCGCTGGCCGCGCCGCCATGAAAGAGCAGATGGGCGAGGCGCCCGCTTGCCTGGTGGTGACGCCGTTTCAAAGCGGTATTGGTCAAGGCCGAGGCAACCAGCGATTCCTGTCTGCGCCGAACCTGTTGCAGCAGCTGGCCAGCAAATTGACCGACAGCACCGATGCCGGTCGACCGAGCGGGCCGCAATACGCGCTGTCACTGTTGTTCTTGGGCACGAACTTCGCCCAGTGGGCCGGCACGCTGTCGCGCTTCAATGCTCTCTTGCCGATCCCTGACCTGGTGCGCGCTCAACGTCGGGCCCAACACCTGTCGACGCTGGAAACGGAAAAGTGGGAGATGCCCAACTCTGGCCCATTGCCGCGCTGGCAATCGCTGCCGCTCGAGCGTTGCACGGTGGTCAAGGCCGCGAAGCAATCCATGTCCGGTCAACTGGTGACGCTGGAGAGCTATGCGGCAGATAGCTCGCCGATGGGCGATCTCGTCGCGCTGGCCACCCGTAAGGCGGCTCAGCAGCAAGGCCGGGATCAGCAGTTGGATGACCTGAAAGCTCTGCTGGCTGGGGGAAATCCTGATACCAATATGCGGGTTCGACTGATCGGCCCTGGTGATGTCAACGAGCTGCGCCGATCGCTGCTGGAGGGCGAAGCCCCAGGTCACGAATGGGTGCTGTCCGCTGGCGTGCTGTTGGTGGGATCGCTGGAAGGGTTGAGTTTTGTGCGCGAGCTGGTGGGCCTATGACGTTGCTACTCGACGGCGAACAGATCCTCGGCAAGAAGATGAAGATCACCGCCAACCTGCGTATCGAAGCCGACGACATGTCGGGGCAGACCAGCAGCACCGACAAGGGACACAAGGGATTTAAGCCCAAGACCCTGGCAGTGACGCTGATGATCCCCTTTGTCGACAAAGATCAATTACGCACGCTGATGCGCCTGGCGGAATCCACGGCCAGCGGTGGCCAGCTCAAGAAGTACCGCATCGTCAATGACACGGCCGCCGCATTCGGCATCCGTGAGGTCGAGTTCTCGGAGGGTGTCAGCGCCCGGGAAGATGATTCACTGGCTCAGTGGCTGGTGCAGTTCACCTTGTCCGAAAAGCTCTCCAACCCCGAACGGGTGGAAAGTCGCCGTGCCGGCAATGGGGTGGCCAAACAATCTGCACCAGGGCAGGCCGTTGCGGGTGAGGGCACCGGCATCGGCGCTGACGGCAGCGGGAAAGGTGAGGAGTTGTCGGGCTTTGAAGCCACGCTGAAGAAACTCGACAACTACCTGGGCGGGGCGCCGACATGAGCATGAAGCTGCATAAGGTGCTGACCATCAACGGCACCGCGTACCCGTTGGTCAGCGATGATGTTCGGCTCGATCTCAAAAGCCCCGGGCGGGCGACGTTCACCATCAAGGCCGGCGCTGCCGTGAAAGGCCTGGTGATGCTCGATGTTGGTTACAACGACAACCCGCTGCAGCGCCACTTCATCGGCTACGTCGAGCGCTCGACCACGTCCTCGAGCCAGGAACAGGTGCTGTTCTGTCGCGAGCTCGCCGCTATCCTGGCCAACCCCCTGCCGCTGAATCTGCGCCATGTAGATCTGCAGGCGGTGCTGGCCGAGGTCAGCACCAAAACCGGGTTGCGCTTTCGGGTTCCTGACAAGCCCTATGCCAAGGTCAAGGCGCCGTTTTTCTACAGCCTGGCCGCCGGTTACCAGGCGATGGACAGCCTGGCTACGGTGTTCAACATCCCCGACTTCATCTGGCAGCAGCAGGGTGATGGCGAGGTGTTCGTGGGCAGTTGGGCCGACAGCTTTTTCGGTACCCGCGATCCGCTGCAGCTGCCGGTCGAACTGTTCGACGGCTACCAGAGCAATCAAAGCGCGATGGTCGCGGCCCTTCCCGGGTTGCGCCCAGGTGCATCAATCAATCAAGGCGATCGGATCACGTCCGTGACGCTCGCCGGCAACCAGATGGCCATCCGATGGAAGACGCAATTCGCCGCGCAGTAGATCGTCAATTCCCTGAACTCAGCGGTGGTTACCACCTGCCGCGCTTTGGCCGCGTAGTAGCCGTCCCTGATGCGCCTGCCGCACCTGGTTTGTGTGACGATTTCCGGCCGCGCTTTGGCGTCGACGTCGAAGTGCTGCTGCCCGATGGCGAGCCGGATCCGGATCTGCCGATCCTCACCAGTCTGCCGTTGCCGGCCCCAATGGGCGGGCAAGAAGCCGGTATGTTCGGCTTTCCGGAGGAGGGCACCACCGTGGTGGTCAGCTTCGCCTATGGACTGCCGCACAAGCCTTTCATCACGCAGATCCTGCCGCACGGTCTGAGTCTGCCCCGGGTGCCGAAGGGTGACCAGGTGTGGCAGCACAGCGAGGCCTGCCAGCAGCGCGTCGATGCCGACGGCAACTGGCTGCGCCAGACGGATGGCAAGATCCAGGACAAGGCGATCGAGCGTGAAGTGGAAGCCCTGGACAACACCGAGAGCTTCCAGAATCACACCAGGACGGTGGACGATCATTCGACCGAGTCAGTGGGTGGCATCAAGA